CCTCGACCTTGTCGAGCCGCTCGCCAAACTTGGCGAAGTGGTCATCGATGCTCCGCGTGAGCGGGGCCAGGTCGAGCGTGGGCGGGGGAACCGCGACCGGCTCCGGTGTGACGTCGGGAGTATCTGCCACGGTTTCTGTCTCCTCTTGTGATCGGACTGCAAGTACCGTCGCCCGGTCACCGTAGGCCGGTTGGTACGTCAGTGATGCCCCGGTCGCCTTGACACGGGTATGGACGCGGACGCGGCGACCACCGCGATTGACGATGTTGGTGCCATCCGGCAGCAACACGAATTCGGCCGACACGCCACGCACGATGCCGTCTTCGGCGAGTGCGAGAAGATCGTCACCGGCCGCCGTGCGACCGACCTTGAAGACGGCGTGTGGGCCGTCGTCGGCCTCCCACACCCTGTTGGAGCGCCCGACCGCGTGACGGGTCATCTTCGGGCCGCCGTCCTGGCCGATGCCGAAGCGGGCTTCGTGCTCCATGCCCATCAGCATCAAGCCGTCGTTGGGCGTGTCCGCGAACGATCCGCGAGCGAACATCTCCTGGCCGTGGACGGTTTCGATGATCGTGTCCCACGGCAGCAGGCGCACTTCGATTTCACGCTTCGCAGCGTCCCGAACCTGGATGCTCGTGTCAGTCTCGACTTCGATGACTTGCGTCTCGTCAGTCATCGTCGGACTCGTCTTCGATGACGACTGGGGCCGGCGTTTCAGCTGGCTTCGCCTTCGGCGGCCGGCCGCGCTTCTTCGGCGCGGGAGCCTCAGCGACGACGGCTACGGGCCGCGTGCGCTTGCTCGGCACCCTCGGCGCTTCCGGCGTGTCGTCCACGATCCGCACGAAACGACGGCGACCATTGGGGAACGTCTGCCATTCGTATCGGACTGCCATAGAGAAAGACCTCCCTACCACGCTCTGGCGGACGTTTCCGCGTGGGGGAGGCCGACGATGGATCGGGACTGGTGACGGAGCACACGGCCCGTGGATATTCGGTTAGGTAGACGCGCCTGATGCCCTCAGACCCTAGATGGATAACGCGCCTACGGCGCTAGTGTGAGGCTACGCGGGAACCGCTGTCAATACAGGCTCGTGCACCTTGCCACACCGCGTACACGTGCCCACGAACGGCCCAGCCTCTGCGAGAAGCTTCCCACACGGCCGAATGATGCCCTTCAGGGTCCGTAGACCGTCACAGCGGACCGGAGTGGCACTACGCGTTTCGAAGCTGACAGCGGACGGAATGGCGGCAGGCTGCGCGAACGGGATCGGCGCATTCTCCACGTCACCGGGCAGGATGCCCTCTTTCTCCTTGGCCATCTCCGGTGTCAGCACACCGGACTTGATGCCGAGGTCGTAGACCTCGTATCGGGTCTTCATGTCGGGCCGCTCCAGCGCATCGATGTTGAACCGCGCGACCGTGGAACGGGTCAGAAGATCGGACATCTCCTGCTCGATCTCCTCCAGGAAGTACGGCCACAGGCCGCCCCGAACCCACTTGGTGAATTCACCCTCTAGGTTCTGATACGTCAGCGAGCTTCCCGGCGTCTGATAGTCGAGCAACGATCCGGGGATGCCGAACATGCGGCCCGCTTCGCCGTTCTGGTAGTCGCGTGCAGCGAGCATCTGCACCCGCGATACGTCTGGTTCGTGTTGGGTGATGGAGTCAATGCCCGCGTCAATCACTTTCGGTACGTTATTCGGGCGGTCGGTCCACTGTGCGCGAAGCTCGTCGGCCTCAGACAGGCCCGACGTGGGGTCAAGCGTCGGTGACAGTGAGCCGGCCGCCTTGATGACCGTGGACGGGTAGCCGCCATCGGCGTAGAAGTTGGCGGCGAAGCTCTGGGACTCGACCGCGACGGAGATAGCCGCCCCGCACAGCTGCAGCGGGCCGACGCCGCGCCACTCGCCGTCCTTCTGGACGAACGGAAGGTGGCGGAAGTCTTCGCGGTCCACGTGGCGCATGTTGGCCGGCGTCGGACTGATCGTCGTGAGGCCCCGCCACGTGATGTCAGGGAAGCGGGCATCGTCGGGGTTGTCCTGGGTGAAGACCTCGACCGGATTGAGGTTGACGAGCGACAGCGCCTGGCCGTCCGTGTCCCGCTTGGCGACCCACCACCACCCTTCCCCACGCGTCGCCATGTTCCAGCCGGTGTCGCGGAAGAACGCGCGGGGCTTGCGGAACGGATCGGGCCGGACCATGACCCTCGGCCGATCCTCCGGTGCCATCAATGCACCGTTGCGGTAGGCGTTGAGGCTCAGCGAGCCGATGGTCGTTGAGATGAGCGTGACCGCGCGGAAGATGCTCGGCACGCTCAACGCGTCGTTGACACTCTGCAGCGGCCAGATGCCCGGAGGCCGAAGCCGTGCGATGAGGTCGTCGATGCTATCCCCGGAGCGGGTCTGCGGGGCCGGCTCATTGAGCCGGAACATCTCCTTGAGGAATGAGGTGACGGACATCCTAGTAAATCCTCGCTCTAGCGGTGGACGGCCCAGACGCGAGCCATACGGCACGGATCGCCGCGAGGGCAGCGGGGATCGGGTGGTCATCGGACATGCGGACGGCCTGGAAGTGGCCGGTGTCGTCGTGGTCCTTGCGGGCGGTCCATGCCAAGTCGTCGGTGACGGCCTCGCAATCCTGCCAGTGGATACGGCCGGCGGTCACGAGGTTTACAAACTGCGCGGACGCATTGGCGTACTCGGTGCCCGTGATCTTGACAGGCTTGCGAAGATGCTTGGCGAGCTCGGCGTCCGTCAAGGGGTCCATCCCGACCTTCACGGCGCCGAGTCTCTTCGCGTGAAGGTCGATGGCTTCCCCTAGGGCCTTGATGTCGATGGGGCTGCCAACGGCATCCTCGAGGAGGCGCAGTGCTATCGTGCCGTCCGGCAGCTGCCACGCGAGCGCGGCAGCCGCCCTCGTGCCGTCTGGGGTCATCGAGACGGCCATGACGGGTTGGCGTGGATCGCCGAGCGGCCGCTGGCACTGTGCCCACGCGAATTCGTCCACGAGCCGTTGACGGGTGGACGGCACGAGGCGACAGAGGGCCTCGGTTTCAAACCCGGCGAGGTTGCCGCCGATCTTGGCGGCCACGTAGTCCGTCTCCAAGTCGCGGAGGACCTGCGGGTACTCGGGACTGATCGCCGGATTAGCCTGGAGCCAGCCGGCGAGGTCGCCCGTGTCGTACTTCGGATCGGCCGACCATTCCAGGTAGGCGAGGGACGGGTCATCTCCGAACGCGCGGGTGCGCAGCGAATTCAGGACAACAGACTGCTCGGTGCCCATGTTGGATAGGTAGATCGTCTGCGGGTTCTCGCTGAAGCGCTGCGCCGGCTTGGCGCTGTTGATGACGTCCCACGTTTCCATTTCGCGTAGCTCGTCAATGAGTAGATCGTCCATCGAATGGCCGCGCGAGCTCCCGGCGATGGCGGCGGCGATGCGGTAGCTGCCGCCATTGGTAAGCACGATGGACTCGGAGCCGGCACCACGACGTGGCCAGATGATCTTGCCGCGCCTCCGGGCGAAGAGCTCCGGGTGCTGTTCCAGCGCGTCCGCGATGGCCTCGAACATGATGCGAGGAAGCTCGCGCTTCTGGGCAATGTGCATGATGTGGCGGCCGGCCTTCAGCCTGGCCACGATCAGCGGCTTGGTCAGCGTCGTCTTGCCGTTCTGACGGGCCACCACGATGGCCACATCGCGGTATAGCCAGCGGTCATCGGGGCCTAGCGCGGTCACGTAGCGGGCAGCCGTCTCCTGCCAGGGCATCGGAACAATGCCTAGGTCGGACGATTGGCGGCGATAGTCCGCGAGGCCGTGCCGTAGCGGCAGGGGTGGGGCGATACGCGGTCGCGCGTGGCCGATATGCTCGGACGGCGTGCGCTCCGCGATCATGGGGCCTTGGCTGCGATCCGGAGGCACGTCTCGCACGAGGCATCATCGCCGAAGCCATCGGCCGTGGGGCCGGTTGCGCTGCGGCCACAGAGCGTGATGGCGCGGCCGGGGACGCGGGTCCATGTGCGGACGATATGCCAGGATCGAATGCGGATGTACACCCTATTCCCTCGTGTAATCGCGCCTAATTGGGGTCGCCGTGGGGGATTTCCCTAGGGAATTCCCGTCATGACGGTTGGGGGGGCTCTTTTGTGTGTATTTTTGCGCGACAG